TTTAATAAGGCTTGGCTTTTGTCAAGCCTTTTTGTATCTTATTAATATAAATAAAAAATAATTTTTATGGATTTAAATGAAATGAAGAGCAGGTTAAGTGCCATGCAAACCAAACCAGGAAAAGGCGGTAACGGTGAGAAGAAAAATAATTTCTACAAACCAGCTGTCGGAAAACAAACTATTCGTATTGTACCTAATAAGTTCAATAAGAAAAACCCATTTACAGAGTTGTACATTCACTACGGAATCGACAACAAAACCATGATTTCCCCTTCTAACTGGGGTGACAAAGATCCAATCATCGAGTTTGCTAAACAACTACGTCAAACAAATGATAAAGAAAATTGGAAATTGGCTAAAAAGTTGGAACCAAAAATGCGAATTTTTGCTCCTGTAATTGTTCGTGGTGCTGAACATGAAGGTGTGAAACTATGGCAGTTCGGTAAAGAATTGTATATGGATTTTCTTAACCTAGCAGATAACGAAGATGTAGGTGACTTTACAGATATTGCTGAAGGACGAGATATTATTGTAACTACAGTAGGTCCTGATGTAACAGGTACAGCATATAATAAATCAACTATTATGCCTCGTACTAAACAAACATCATTAGCTGACGATAAAACACTTATTAAAAAGTTATTGGATGAACAAGCGAATCCAATGGAAACATTTAAGAAGTATTCATTTGAAGAAATGAAACAAGCTTTACAAGCATGGTTAGCTCCAGAAGCTGAAGAAGGTGAAATCATTGATGATGAAAAAGAAATTGAAAATGATGAACCAGCACCTTGGGAAACACCTAAATCATCAACTAAGAAAAATTATTCATTAGAAGTAAAACCAAAAACATCCAAAGCAGATCAATTCGATTCTTTGTTTGATGATGAGGACGAAGATTAATATTTTTATATATGGCAAAAGGTAGAAAAACGTCTTTAACAGAAGCAGTATCAGGTGAAATCAAAGCGTCCTTTAATTTGGACAAATTCAAAGAGAAAAAACTGTTAAAGTCAAATGTAAAGTTTAAGGACCAACAATGGGTTCCACTTTCAAAATCATTCCAGGAAGTAACATCAGTTCCTGGTATTCCAACAGGCCATATCGTTTTATTAAGAGGTCATAGTGATACAGGTAAAACAACCGCACTTATTGAAGCTGCGGTATCTGCTCAAAAATTGGGCATTTTACCTGTATTCATTATCACCGAGATGAAATGGAATTGGGAACATGCAATCCAAATGGGGTTACAAGTTAATGAGGAAATTGATGAAGAAACAGGTGAAATTTCAAATTACAGTGGTTTCTTTTTATATGTCGATCGTGAAACTCTTAACTCTATTGAAGATGTAGCGGCGTTTATTTTGGATTTGTTAGATGAACAGAAAAAAGGTAATTTACCGTATGACTTAATGTTTTTATGGGATTCAATCGGTTCAATTCCTTGTGAAATGTCTATTAAATCTAATAAGAACAATAATGAATGGAATGCTGGAGCGATGTCAACTCAATTTGGTAATGGAGTAAATCAAAAAATTACATTATCTCGAAAAGAATCATCAAACTATACAAATACGTTAGTTTGTATCAATAAAGTATGGACAGCGAAAGCAGAAGTACCTATGGGTCAACCTAAACTAATGAATAAAGGTGGTTTTGCAATGTGGTTTGATGCGACATTTGTTATTACATTCGGAAATGTTTCAAATACTGGAACATCTAAAATTAAAGCAATCAAAGACGGCAAACAAGTAGAATTTGCTAAACGTACTAATATTCAGATTGATAAGAATCACATTAATGGAATCACAACTAGAGGTAGAATTATTATGACACCTCATGGTTTTATTAATGATACTGATAAAGAAATTAAAGCCTATAAAGATGCTCATGCTAAAGACTGGAGTAAAATTTTAGGAGGTATTGATTTCGATATCATTGAAGAAGAGGATCAATTTGAAACATTCTCAACATTTACAGAAGAACCAGATTAATAATGGCCAATTTAGAAATTTTTAAACTTCTTGATGGTATCCAACAAGAAGAAAAGGAAGGACCTACTTTTGATAAACACAGTAGAGTATTGTTAATAGATGGTCTAAATCTATTTTTAAGAAATTTCGCTGTAATGGGTATAGTTAATGAATCTGGTGTACACGTTGGTGGATTAGGTGGTTTTTTAAGATCACTAGGTTCACTAATCAATCAAATTAAACCTACCTCTGCTTATATAGTATTCGATGGGATTGGTTCTTCCACAAACAGGAAGAACCTACTCCCCGAATATAAATCAAATCGAAATATCACTCGTATTACTAATTGGGATGCATTTGATAATTTAGAAGAGGAAAATGATTCAAAAATAGATCAAATATCTAGGTTAATTCATTATTTAAAATGTCTTCCTGTTAATATAGTATCTTTAGATAAAGTAGAGGCGGACGATATAATAGCGTTTTTAAGCGGTTACCTTTCTGAGTCACATGATTCCAAGGTTTACATAGTGTCTGCGGATAAAGACTTTATTCAACTGGTTAATGAAAACGTTATAGTGTATCGACCGATTGAGAAAGTATTCTATACACCGGATGTAGTAAAAGATAAATTCCAACTACCAGCTGAGAATTTTATTATTTATAAAACATTATTGGGTGATGCTTCAGACGTAGTTACAGGTATTAAGGGTTTAGGAGAAAAGAAACTAATTAAACTATTTCCTGAGTTATATGAAAGAACTGTTACGCTTGAAGAGATTTTTGAAATAAGTGAGAGGAAATACAAGGAACACATTATTTATTCTAGAATTGTTTTTGAAAGAGATAATCTAGAAAAAAATTATACCATTATGAATCTTAAAAATCCATTATTAGATGATCAAGAAAAAGAATTTTTAACAGAGTTAACAAAATCTGAGACTCAAGTTTTGAATTCCAAAGATTTTTTGTCATTTTATAATGAAGATGGATTAGGACGTATCATCAAAAATGTTGATTTTTGGATTCGTGATACATTTAAGGTATTAAACAGTTTTAAATAATTTTAGTTATGACATTAACAACGTTATCCCAATATGGGATACAATTTCAGATAAAGGTGCTGTCATCTTTATTAACACATAAAGAATTCCTAACTAATATTCATGATATTATTAGTGAAGAATACTTTGAAAATACAGGCCACAAATGGATTATTAAGGAAATTCTTAAATACCATCAAAAGTACAATACAGTACCAAGTATGGATGTTTTGAAAGTAGAAGTAAAAAAACTTGATAATGAAGTATTACAAGTGTCTGTAAAAGAACAATTAAAAGAAGCATATCGTGCGTCTGATGAAGATTTAAAGTATGTTGAAGAAGAATTTAGTAATTTCTGTAAGAACCAACAATTAAAGAAAGCACTATTAAATTCAGTTGACTTACTTAAGGCTGGTGATTATGATTCTATTCGTTATCTAGTAGATAGTGCTTTACGTTCAGGCCAAGATAAAAACTTAGGTCACGAATACAATAAGGATATTGAGTATCGATATCGTGAAGATAATAGAAAACCAATTCCAACACCTTGGGAACCATTTAATGACATTATGCAAGGTGGTTTAGGTGAAGGTGATTTTGGATTAATATTTGGTAATCCAGGTGGTGGTAAATCATGGGCGTTAGTAGCGTTGGGTGGTATGGCTGTAAAAATGGGTTACAATGTATTACATTATACTTTAGAGTTAGGTGAAGATTATGTTGGTAGACGTTACGATGCTTTTTTCTCAGGGATACCAGTAAATAAAATTCTTAATTTCAAAGAAAAGGTAGAATCAGTACTAGAAAACCTACCAGGAAATTTGATTATTAAAGAATATCCTATGGGTAAAGCATCTATTTCCACTATCGAATCTCATATTAAAAAATGTACTGATATGGGAGTTAAGCCTGATTTAATTATTATTGACTATGTTGACTTATTACGTTCAAAAAGGAATAATAGAGAGAGGAAAGATGAGATTGATGATATTTATGTTAGCACTAAAGGATTAGCTAGAGAACTTAAAATACCTATTTGGAGTGTATCACAAGTAAATCGTGCAGGTGCAAAAGATGACATCA